GCCCATCCGGGCCCACCTTTGTGGATCAAACCACCCTCGCCGTTCTCATGGCGAATACAACCTCAGAAAGGCATCACTCATGGTTCCATACCAAGTGACGTTAAGGCAGATACAGAGGTCGAGCGTAGAGTATGCGTCAAACGGCCAAGAAATCAGCCGTTCGACGTTCCCTCGTAACTCGACTATCCACAAACTGTCCAACATCACCTCTGGAAAGGGATCAGACCGCATCACCCCGCATGCACAACGCTACATGGTTGAGGAATGGACTGAAGTCATTGGCCACCAAACTACTGTCAATGGACGACTGCCCGCAAGGACGGTCGTCTACGACACGAATATAGGTGGATCCTCTGTCTACAAGCCCACGACTCATCTAGATAACGCGGAACTGTTTGCTCGTGTGACGAGTGAGCTGCTGGCTCGTGTACGTACTACCGATCTGAATCTGGCGGTTTCGGCCGCTGAATCGAAACAGACTGCCTCTATGGTTGCCAAGTCCCTGCGTTCAGTGGGGACCTGGAAGAGGCAAGCCTTGGACCTTATAAGGGTCCTTGGCAAACCACTCTCGAAGGGCTCGAAGAGCGCCTCGAACAAGTGGTTGGAAGCTACGTACGGTTGGATTCCTCTGTTCCAAGACATACACGGTGTCGCCGTCTTTCATCGTAACTACATGAAGGAAAGGCAAGTTCAGGCGCAAGGATACATTACCACCAGAGATTACATCAAGGTGGGCGTGAACCCCTACACGTCTGAATCATCATGGACTGTCACGGACCGCCTCCGCATGAGCAGGCGGTTGAGGATTACGGATACTGCAGCAGTAGACTTAAACCGGCTGACTTCACTCAATCCATTGGCGATAGCTTGGGAACTCGTTCCCTACAGCTTCGTTGTGGACTGGGTGTTTGATATCGGTGGATATCTCCAGAACTTGGAGACTGCCTGCGGCGCTGGTTACCAAGTAGTGTCTGGCTTCAATGCTTTCACGAGCAGAGTTGTTAGCTCTACCCATGTCACCCGCGGACCGTCTGCACCTGCCGCCATCACCCAGTTGTATGGGAATGGCGCGTATCGTGCTACGTGGAAGGACCGGCAGGTGGCAAATAGTTTGCCACTACCTCAACCCCCTTCTTTCGTCGTCAACTTGGGAGCGCGACGCATCCTTTCGGCTGCAGCGCTTGTTCGTCAACAACTTCGGTTCTAAGGACCCGGGCAGTTCCCGGCTAATGAATCGGTTCGGAGCACTGCCATGGCTAGTGAGACATATAAGACCCTTGATGCGATGATCGCTGCGTACACTGAGCAAGAGCGGAGGGACTGGCTGGAACGCCGGTACCTTCTCTCCCTTGGTGATCTGCTACCTCGTGAAGAGGCTGCAGAGCGCGTTAGCGATCTTTACACTTGGGACCCTTCGTCTTTCAAAACCACGACAGGCACCTGGTGTCCCACACACCCTATCCAGGGTGGGTTGGAGACTCCCGTTATCCAATGGGAGTTTACGATCATGTGTGGCACCAGACGCTCTTACCCGACAAGTGAATCCTGAAAACCTGCAATTAGGAGGCTACCATGCCTGCATTTCTCCCCGTCACCATCAACGATGGTGCAACAACCCCTGTGGCTCACACCTACAATCCGCGCAACGAAGAACCGTCAAACGTCTGGAACTGGGCGGATGCATCCGCTGTTGCCGCCATCGGCGACAACGTGATGCGTTCGTCCTTGAAGTTCCCGTCCAACGGGACTGCTGCTGGATCCGCCTCGAGTGCGGACCGTGTGATCCGTGCGCAGATGACGTTTTCGCTCCCAGTGCTCGAAAGCACTAGTGCGGCAACGGGCTCCGGCATCCCGCCGGCGCCTACCATCGCGTACGTCCTTCGTGGTAACATCGAGTACATTATGCCGGAACGCTGCACCCTCCAGGAGCGGAAGAACCTCAACGCATTCGTCAAGAATGCGCTGGCTCACTCCTTCTGGAAGGCACAAGCAGAAGACCTGCAGGCAACCTATTAATCCCTACCGGGACCAACGGAAGCTGTACTCCACGCGACACCCTCCGGGGTGGCGCAAGATCCCCTCCTATGGGGACGACGCTATCACTAGGAATTACCATGCACCACGGTTTTCACCATGGATTCGGCGAAGTCTTCTTCGCACTGTGCAAAGGGATTGACACGCCACGTGCATTGACGTGCTGGTTACTCTATCAGTACGGTGAGCATGAACAGCTCGCTGGGCTTGACACCCAGCCTATGCACTACTGCAGTGCCGACCTCTTTAGTCCAGACTATGCGGTGACCTCGTACCTTAGCAAGTACAAAGGTCTCAACACTGGTCTGGATTTGAGACAAGTCGCAATCGGAAAGTTCAGTCAATCCGAGGATCGATGTGCCTTCCTTAATAGACGGATTACAGAGGGTCGACCCATTCCGGGCGCTGACGCGGCTATCCTGGCCGCGAAGCGAAAAATTTCGACTCTCCTAGGTCCGTTCCACTACGGGAAGGTTCTCGATCACTGCAGATGGGGACCCGGAGCAACCGCGAGCATCTCTGCGCGGGAAGCTACCGTGGACAATAAGGTGCTGGAACCAGCACTAAGCGTCACATTACATGCCCTTCCATTCTTCAAAGCCGTCATGACTTGCGACACCCACTGGCTTCGCGCCCGTGGGATAGCAGCTGACGGCCCCACCTCGGTTCTCAACCAAGAGTTCCAGGTGGTGGAGGGTGGCAGACTGACTGTAGTTCCGAAAAACGCAAAAACGGATCGTACCATATTGGTTGAACCAACTGGTAACCTCTTCTTGCAGTTCGGAGTTGGCGGCTTCATACGCCAAAGACTCAAAACTGTGGGGGTTGATCTGAACAGCCAGGAGCTAAATCAACGTCTTGCCCGCGAGGGCTTGGCGACGATCGATCTCAAGGCTGCCAGTGATTCCGTTTACCGTGAGCTGGTTTACCAGCTTCTTCCCCTGGACTGGGCACACTACATGGATTGTATCCGGTCGAAGCGTTACAGCATCGACAAGGGTCCGTTCATGCAGCTGCACAAGTTTAGTTCCATGGGGAACGGTTTCACGTTCGAACTCGAGTCTCTCATCTTCTGGGCCTTGGCCAAGTCGGTGATGGACGAAGAGGACGTTCGTGGTTGCGTTAGTGTGTTCGGGGACGACATCGTCGTACCTGTGAGCATTGCCCCGCGTGTTTGCGCAGTCCTCGAAGCCGTAGGCTTCGAACTGAATCGCGAGAAGACCTTTATCGAGGGTCCGTTTCGCGAGTCATGTGGTTCCCATTGGTTTGGGACCCGTGACGTGACACCGGTGTATCAGAAAGAACTGACCGAAGAGAAGCATGAGTTTACTAGGGCATTTAACCGCCTTGTTAGACTCGCGCGCCGACTTGGACCCGACGGTAACGCTCGGGATTCCAGAGTGAGGAACTCACTACGCACGATGATTCGGACGGCCCCTAGGGGCTATCTCGACTTCGCGCAGCCGGATGTAAATGGGCCAGACGATGGCCTTCTTGTTTTTGAGTCAGATCCTTTCTGGTTGAAGAAAGCTGCTTCCCAGCGGCTCATTCAACTGCCTAAGCACAGAGTTGGTGATGAACCAGCTCTGCTCGCTATCACACTCAGGTTCGGTTGCTTCACTGACAACCAACCTAGGGGAGTACAGGAGTGGATTTATTCACTCCCGTATCGCGGACGCGTAAGTATCCGCGGCGGTGGCGCCTACGCAGTGCGTAGGAGACCCCGTTCCTTTTGGACCATGAGTGACGCCCCTTGGAC